GGTGATGAGTCAGGAACTTGGGGAACAAGTACAAATACCAATCTAGAGTTGATTGGAGAAGCACTAGGCTTTGGCACAGAAGCAATAACTACAAACGCAGATACTCACACTACTACTGTAGCTGATGGATCTACAGACCCTGGTAGAGCTATGTATCTCAAATACACAGGAACTTTAGATTCAGCCTGTACGATTACTATTGCACCTAACACTATAAGTAGGATGCATTTTATTGAAAATGGTACAAGCGGTTCTCAAAACATAATTATTTCACAAGGCTCTGGTGCTAACGTAACCATACCAGCTGGTGATGTAAAAGCAGTTTATTTAGATGGTGCTGGATCTGGGGCGGCCGTAACGGATGCTTTTGCTAGTCTGAATGTCGTAGATCTGAAAGTAGAAGACGACCTAACAGTAACAGATGATCTTATAGTGAATGGTGATATAGACTTAGAGGGTTCTATTGATGTCAATGGTACAGCAAACTTAGACGTAGTAGACATAGATGGTGCTGTAGATATGGCATCTACGCTACAGGTAGATGGCAGTATAACTTCCTCTGCTGAAATGACTCTGACACGATCAGATAATGGTATAAATTTAAGTTTAGTTTCAACTGATGCTGATGCTAATGAAGGTCCAGGATTTGTGCTATATAGAAACTCTAGTAGTCCAGCCGATGGTGATGTTTTAGGTCAAATATATTTTCAAGGTGAAAATGATGCTGACCAAAAAGTGTCTTTCGCATATCAAGAAGCTAGGATTGTAGATGCGTCTGATGGAACAGAAGATGGTCGTATTGAAACAAATGTAGTATTAGCTGGTACTGCTGTTTCAAGAGTATTGATGGATGCTACTGAAACTGTATTTAACGATAACAGTAAAGACCTAGACTTTAGAGTTGAATCAGATAACGTAGCTAATATGTTGTTCGTTAATGGTGGTACTGACGTTGTAACTATAGGGGGCAATCTGGGGTTGGGAGTAGATGCTCCACAAGCACTAATTCATACTCATATAGCCTCTTCTGGTGCTGCTTATCATCAATTTACAAATTCAGCTACAGGTTCAGGTAGTGGTGATGGTTGGAGAATTGGAATAGATGGAGATGAAAACTTTGTAATTACTGGTCAAGAATCAACTGAAACTTTTTTAATTAATAATAATTCAGCTAACAGGTTTTCTGTAAACCATAACGGAATAGTCGCTGTTGGCACTTCTTTAGGAACAGATGCCGTCTTAAATGTAGTACGATCTTCTGGAGAAGTATTTAGAGCAGATGCTAATAATGGTGCATTTAGGTTAGTAGCTGACCAAGACCAAGTTATGGCTAGTGTTATGCGTGTAACTGCGGGAGCATTGTCAGCACCTAGTTATTCTTTTGTAGGTGATACATCTACAGGCATAAGTAGACCAACTGGCAGTTCAATAAATTTTGTAACAGGCGGTAGTGAAAACGCAAGATTTCTTGATGGTAGTTTACTAATAGGTTCAGAAACATTAGATGCAAACTCACAAAAATTTCAAGTTTTTCAAAATGCCAATAATAAATTTACTGGGATATTTATATGTGATGGTAACAATGTCAACAGATTTGGACCTGCAATAAGAGCAGGCACAGATGATAATAGTGGTACAAACACTATGCTTACATTTCAAGATGGTGATGGTGATGGCATAGGCACAATTACGTCTTCTGGTGGAACAGTAACTTATGGAGCTTTTACTGCTCACCACGAAGTTAATGTGCCTGATGCAGACAATCCATCAGATGATTCAGACGCTTATCCTTACGGAACTCTTGTGGAGATAGTTTCAGTTTATTTGACAGAAGCAAATAAAAGACAAAGTATTAGATATACAGTACAAAAATCACAATCTGCTAATAGTAAAAAAGTTTTAGGTGCATATTCAAGTAATATGCGACCTTCCCCTATGTGTCCTACAACTGGAACTTATGCAAATAATTTGCACAATATTAGTATATTAGGTGATGGACATATAATTTGTAATAACTCAGGTGGTAATATAGAAGTGGGTGATGGTATATGTACTTCATCAACTGCTGGCATAGGCATGAAAGCAACAGACAATCCTTCTATGATTGTTGGTATAGCACAAGAAGCAGTTACATTTAGCGGTTCAGAAACTAAATTAGTTCCTGTTCAATTTGGTGTTCAGCAATTCACACCTTGGAGTTAGAGGAGAAAAATAATGGCAATTAATTATACTTGGGATGTTTCTGAATGTGATGTATACCCAACAAAAAGTGGTAAATCAAACGTAGTGCATACAGTACATTGGGTTATTACAGCAACTGATGATGCTAATAATGATGCAGATGGCAATCCACAAACTGCTTTTAGGTTTGGATGTCAAGAATTAGATATATCTGATTTGTCTAGTTTTACAAATTGGTCTAGCCTTGATGCAGCCACAGTACAAGGTTGGGTAGAATCTGCTTTAGGATCAGATAGAGTTACAGAAATTAAATCTCAATTAAACGCACAAATAACAGAAAAAGTTACACCAACATCAGTTAAAAAAACTTTAGGATAAAATTATGGAACAACAATACTTTATAAACATCATTCAAATATTAGATGCGTCAGTAGAAAGAGGCACTTGGAAAGGTACTGAAATAGAAGGCATAGCTAATTTTCGCAAACAAACTATGGAGCATATAAAAGTTTTAGCCGAGGCTTCTAAAAAAGAAGAACCGCAAGTTGAATCAATCACTAAGAAAATAGGAGAAAAGTAATGATGTGGATTAATATATTTATGTGGATTACAGCGATTATAGCTATAGCTTCACTTGTAGCTGCGGTTACACCAACTCCTCAAGGAGATAAATGGTTAGCGAAACTCTATAAGCTAATAGATTTTTTAGCTTTAAATATAGGCAAGGCCAAGGATAAATAATGAAGTGGTGGGGTAAGTTAGTAGATAAAGTTACAGGCACTAAAAGAGTAAAAGTTAGAGCCAGAGACGAAGACGGTAAGTTTGTTGGTGATGACGAATCAACTCCAGACGTTAATGAAGCTTATACTACAAAAAGAGTAAAAGACGACAAATGACTAAAGAAGATTCTGATTTAACATCTTTGAAAGTATACGAAAGAGAATCGGCTATTAGATTTGAGTATATTGAAAAAAGATTAGATGAGGGATCTGCAAAGTTTAAAAGACTAGAAGCACTTATATGGGGTATATACCCTGTATTAATAACTTGCTTAGTTGCTACCAGGTATATCTGATGTATGAGTACTCTTGTAAAGTTGAAAAAGTTGTTGATGGAGATACTTGTGACGTTATTTTGGATCTTGGCTTTGATATTCTTTATAAGTCTCGTGTTCGTTTATATGGTATTGATACTCCCGAGTCACGTACTCGTAACAAAGATGAGAAGGCTAGAGGAAAAATGGCTTCAGCTTTCTTAAAAGAAGCTATAAAAGAAGGAGAAAAAGTAGTTATACAAACTAAGCTTAAAGACTCTAGAGGTAAGTTTGGTAGAGTTTTAGGTGACGTTGTTGTAGATGGTGTAAATATTAATCAACTAATGGTTAAATGCAATTTAGCAGTAGCTTACTACGGTCAATCAAAAGATGACGTAGAAGCTGAACACATGCGTAACAGGGACATTCTTATAGAAAAAGGTCTACATACCCCGGTAGATTAATGGACCAAGCAGTTCAATTTATCAACGAAGTAGGCTTTCCAATAGCTGCTGCGTTAGGTCTGGGATTCTTTATTTGGAAACTAATTAACCGTATTATTGACGGTATGGAAACTAAAGTAGACGTGCTTGACGATAAGGTTGCTGACCAAATAGAGCAAATGGAACAAAGGCTTGGTACCAAGCTAGATTCACAACATGGAATCCTGGTTGCTCTTATAGATAGAGTTAGATCTCTTGATAACGAGATCATACGCCAGGACACACTTATCAAAACTATATTAGGTGTACCGCAATTAATAGACAGCAATAAGATTGCAAAAGCAGATAGAGATGACCAAAGAAAAGATTAATGGCAAAACAACAAAATCAGAAGCTAAAGAAAGCTATTATTTGCAAACGAATACAACAACAAAAGGACAGACGTAATGGATAGATGGGATCATCTTTTTATTATTTTGAGTATTCTGAGCATCACATTATTTGTTGCATATTTGAGTGCAGATGAAATGACACATAAGTTTAAGAACCCTAGTTTTTCAGGTGTTGGTACATCAAGCCATTATCTAACTATAGAGAACCAGGAGTTCAACAGAAAAGAAGCCATACGTGAAGAAATAAAGGCTTATGTAGAAGACTTGGAAAGAGAAGCAGAAAACACTACGCTTGCTAGGTTTATACGTAATTTAGAGAGTAGAATATACGCACAACTAAGCAGACAATTGGTTGATAGTTTGTTTGGTGAAACTGCCTCTGATTTTGGTGTTCTTGAATTAGAAGGTAACACTATAGAATATAGGGTAGAAGACGATAAGGTAACTTTAATAATTACAGATGAAGAAGGCAATACAACAGAAATTACTGTACCTCTCGGTTCTTTTACTTTCTAGTTGTTCTTTAATTATACCGCCTTTAGATAACGGCATACCGCCAGTCAGATCTATTGAATCAGCGCAAGTTGGTAGTTTGTTAACAAAACTATCAGAATCACCAGAACCCGAAAGAAAACCTGTAGTGGCTGTATATGGTAAATCTTTTAAAGATGATACAGGACAGCGCAGATCTAATAGTCAGTACGCTAGTTTTAGTACGGCAATAACACAATCTCCTGATGCGTATCTAATTAGGGCTTTGAAACATTCAAATGTTTTTGATGTGGTGGAGAGAAAAGGTTTAGATAATTTAACAAAAGAAAGACAATTAATACGTACAACTAGAGAATCATTTGATGAAAAACAAAAAGTTAAACCGTTGCTTTTTGCTGGTCTTATTATGGAAGGAGGTGTAATAGGGTATGAAAGTAATGTTAAGTCTGGAGGTGCAGGTGCTAGATATTTAGGTATTGGAGCTTCTAAAGAATACAGACAAGACTCTGTAACAATTTCTTTGCGTACCGTATCTGTTAGTACAGGAAAAATATTGCTAGAGGTGCTAGTAACTAAGTCAATATTGAGCGCTGCCATCTCTTCTGATGTGTTCAAATTTTATTCAAATAATACTGAATTAGTTGAAATTGAGAGCGGTATGGTAGAGAATGAGTCTATAAATATTGCTTTACAGATGGCTATCGAGACGGCTGTCTTACAAACAATAGAGGAAGGATATGAACAAGGCTATTGGAAGAAAAAGAACGGTAGTTAGCTTATTGTTTTTACTTATATCTTTGAATGTGGTGACAGCAGACAACGAGGTATATATAACGCAATCTGGTGCAACATCTAACTTAGATATAGAACAAGTTGGAGGTAGTGGTAACATTATTGGTGGATCGGATGCCGCAGCAGGACCATCTAATATGACACCATTAGATTTAGATGGTGCAACTATGACCTTAGATATACTACAAAAAGGTAATACAAATAAATTTCTTGGCGATATATGGGCCGATACCTATACAGGTTATTTTTCTTTTATAGGTGATACCAACACATTTAACATGTCTACAGATGAAACTAATGCTACGGGAGCAGATGGTTCTAATGTGAATGTCCAGGTTACGGGCAGTACGAACACTATGACTTTGAATCACGCTATGACTGCACTAGCAGCAAACTTAGATTTAGATTGGATTATACAAGGTTCAGGAAACACAATAACATCATCTATAGATGTGGATGGCGCAACTAACTATATGGATATTGATGGTAATGATAATACCGTTACCTATGATGGAGATGGTTATGCTGGTGGATATTTTTACCTAGATCATACAGGGGCATCAAGAACATTTAATATAGATCAGGAGTCTACATCTGATAATGACTGGCTTAAAATTACATCCTCTGGCTCTAATGGTACTGTTTGCGTTACTCAGTCAGACGCAACAACTTCATTCGTCTGTTGATATAGGTTCTATATCTGAAGTTAAAGGTAACGCACAAGTTCTTAGAGACAAGGCTTACGGAGCCGAATTACAATTTGATATACAACAAATGGATGATGTCCGCACAGAAGCGGGCAGAGTTGCCATAACCT